GATGCTGAAAGAGGAAAAAATGAATATATTCCCACTGATGTTCATTGGTCTGCAGTTCCGGGGAGAGATGCTGAGTGGAAGAAGCAAACTATTGCCAACACATCTGAGCAGCAATGGAAAATTGAGTTTGAATGTGAATTTTTAGGATCTGTTGATACTTTAATAGCTCCATCTAAACTTCGAACTCTTGTTTATGATCAACCCATAACAAGAAGTGGGGGGTTAGATATGCATGAACCCCCGCAGGATAAGCATGACTATATTATTACTGTTGATGTTGCTAGAGGCGTTGTAAAAGATTATTCTGCATTTGTTGTAGTGGATATAACTACCTTCCCACATAAAATAGTTGCAAAATATAGGAATAATGAAATTAAACCTATGATGTTTCCAAATATAATTTATCAAGTAGCAACTAAGTATAATAAAGCATATGTTTTATGTGAAGTTAATGATGTGGGAGATCAAGTAGCTGCTATATTAAATTATGATATGGAGTATACTAATCTTCTGCAGAGTTCTATGAGAGGAAGAGCTGGTCAAGTTATTGGACAAGGATTTTCTGGAAAGAAAACTCAATTGGGAGTTAAGATGTCTAAGACTGTTAAAAAGGTTGGTGCTCTTAATTTAAAGACCATGATAGAAGAAGATAAACTTATCTTTAGTGATTATGAGATATTAAGTGAATTAACTACTTTTATTCAAAAACATAATTCTTTTGAAGCGGAAGAGGGATGTAATGATGACCTTGCAATGTGTCTAGTAATATATGCATGGTTAGTTGCTCAGGATTATTTTAAAGAACTTACTGATCAAGATGTCAGGAAAAGAATATATGATGAGCAGAAGAATCAAATAGAACAAGACATGGCTCCATTTGGATTTATTACTGATGGATTGGATGATAATAGTTTTGTAGATGATGATGGGGATAGGTGGTATGTAGATAAAGATGGTACTCACGGTTTGGAAAGATTGAGAGATGGACCTAGTACATGGAATGTAGATGAGTATGGAGATAGGTCTTACATGTGGGATTACATGTAAAGTGTTATTTTAATAAATATTTTATAGAGAACTGAGACCTTCGGAGAACAAAAACATGGCAACTCCTCAACTATCTCCAGGATTATTGGTCAGGGAGATTGATCAAACACTGGGAAGAGTAGGAAACGTTGTAGATACTACTGGAGCACTTGCCGGTCCTTTTAAAATTGGACCAGTAGATGGCACTCCCATTAGAATTACAACGCAGCAAGAATTTATCAATACTTTCGGTACCCCATTTAGTACTGATAGACAGTATGAGTATTGGATGACTGGATCTGAGTATCTTAGTTATGGTGGTGTCCTTTCTGTTGTGAGAACAGATGGATCTAACCTAAACAATGCTAATGCTGGAACAGATGAAGCATATGCCTCTTCCTTTAAGATTAAAAACTTTGATGATTATGAAGCAAATTATACAGATACAACATCAGTTTATTGGTCTGCCAGAAATCCAGGAGAATGGGCAAATAAACTAAAAGTCTGTGTAATTGATGGATCAGCAGACCAAAAGATTGGTATTTCTTATACTAACCCAATAGGAGCAGGATTTACTGTTGGTTATGGTGTAACCACAGGAATTACAACCTCTCTAGCAGGAGATGGTACAACTTCTTCCTTTACTGGTTATCTCAAAGGTATTATTACAGGTGTTACCACAGATTCTACCGATGGAAATAGTTCCATTGATGTTAAGATTGTCTCTAGGGTCTCCTATGCAGCAACACAATATAACCAGACTTTAGAAACAACAACAAGTCAGATTGTTGCTGCTAACTCAACTATTATTGCTGTTGAAAGTCTAACTGGTATTAGTACACTTGATACTCTAACATTATCTAATGCCTCTGGACAAAATATTCAGAATTGGACTGTTACTGCAGTTGGAAGCACAGGCGTAACTATTGGTGCAAACACTTATGGAATAATTGCTGCTGGATATGCTGTTACATTTAGTAGATTGGTAACTATTGGTGGAACAGAAACTTCCATTGATTATCAGGAGAGTGATAGATCAGCATCCTTCACTAGTTCTGATACTCTTTATATTTCCAATACTGTTGATGGTAATAATGAACCAGTTAATTCTGCTAGTTCTGCTGTAGCAAGTGTAGAAGATTGGTATGATGCACAAACTCTTGGATTAACTAATAATACTGTTTATTGGAAATCTTTCGCTCCTAAACCTAAGACTAGTAATTATGTTGCCCAAAGAAAGGGAGCCAATGATACCCTTCATGTGGCTATTGTAGATGATACTGGTGAAGTAACAGGTGTTGAAGGAAATCTGTTAGAAGTTTGGAAAGGTCTCTCCAAAGCATCTGATGCTGTACTGGATGGAAACAATCCAACTAAGTCATATTATAAGACCTTTATCCAAAATAACTCTCAGTATGTTTATGCTGGATATAATCCATCCATTGCATATGATGCAACCTGGAATACTTATCCAAAACCAACTGGATTCTCCACTCAGTTTACTGCTAACACTTTCTCAGAAGGTGTTTGGAATCAGAATGCACAGGGAGTTACCTTCAGTGGATTGGGTAATGTTTCTTACACATTGACCGGTGGTGCTGATTATGGTGCTAGTGGTGGAATGACTGCTGCACTAAGTAATTTGAAGACATCCTATGAATTGTTTAACAATAAGGATGAGACAACTGTAGATTACTTATTGATGGGTCCAAGTGGAGCAAGTCTCCTTGAGTCTCAAGCAAAAGCAAATCTTCTAATTTCTATTGCAAATACTAGAAAAGATTGTATTGCTTGTATTTCTCCTCATAGAGAAGGTATTGTAGGCGTTACTAATGCTACAACTAAGACTAATAATATTCTAGAATTCTATAGTTCTGTTAGTTCTTCTTCTTATGCTGTATTTGATAGTAGTTGGAAGTATACATATGATAGATTTAACAATGAGTTTAGATATGTTCCATGTAATGGTGACGTTGCTGGATTGTGTGTAAGAACATCTATTAATTCCTTCCCATGGTTTTCACCTGCAGGTGCAAGAAGAGGTATTCTTAACAATGCTGTTAAACTAGCATATAATCCCAATAAGGATCAAAGAGATCTTCTTTATAGTGCTAGGATTAACCCAATCTCTAATGTTAGAGGATCTGGAATTCAACTCTTTGGTGATAAGACTGGTCTTTCTTATGCTTCTGCATTCGATAGAATCAATGTTAGAAGACTATTCCTTACAGTAGAGCAGGCACTTGAAGGTGCTGCTAATGCTCAACTCTTTGAAATCAATGATGATGAAACTAGAGACAACTTTACTAATATTGTCACACCATACTTGAGAGATATTCAATCCAATAGGGGAATTGAAAACTTTAGTGTAATTTGTGATCAAAGCAATAACACTCCTGATGTGGTTGATAATAATGAATTTAGAGCTGATATATTCATTCAGCCTACTAAATCCATTAACTACATCACTTTGACATTCGTTGCTACAAGAACAGGCATCAGTTTTGCTGAGTCAGTTTGATTATCATTTCTTAAATAAATTCAGGAGAACTTAAAACAATGGCAAATCTAGACACAAAAACAATTTCGGAGTTTAAGACTAAACTAGCTGGAGGCGGTGCAAGACCGAATCTATTTGAAGTGTCACTTGCATCACTTCCATCAGGCATCAAAGCACAAGGTGCTAAGTGGGACCCTATCCAGCAAGGTGATTTTAAATTTCTTTGTAAATCTGCTCAATTACCCGGATCTACTGTTCCTGCAGTTAGTGTTCCTTTTAGGGGAAGAATTCTTAAAGTTGCAGGAGATAGAACCTTTGATGATTGGACAATTACAGTCATTAATGATGAAAACTTTAGGGTGAGAACTGCTTTTGAGCAATGGGCTAATGGCATGAGCAAATTGGATGATGGAACAGGTATTGTTAATCCATCTGCTTATATGGCTGATGCTCAAGTTAGGCAGCTTGGTAGAGCAAAGCTGAGCGAGAGTACTGATAATAACAAGGGTGCAGGGGGTTACAATTCTGTTCTCAGAACTTACAAGTTCTATGATATTTTCCCAACAGAAGTTGGGGCTATCGATTTGAGTTATGATAGTAGTGATACTATTGAAGAATTTACTGTAACCTTTGCAATTCAATACTATGCTGTTGGGAGAGATTCAGCTGATAAGGCTATCGCTGGCCAAGTTGCTATTCCCGACACACTTTCAGCATACACCAAGCCGAAAACATCAGCAACATCAGGTAAACCACCCACCGGTAAGAATCCTGTAGTACCTGGTGGATCTGGTACTGCTGGTGCTAGGCCACCTGGGGTTGGTCCTGGTGGCCAGGGCCCGGGCCCCTAAATTAATCTCCTAAATACTAGAAGCATAAACTTTTAGTTATAATAATGGCGAGATTATTTGGTTTCTCAATTGAGGATACAGAAAAAACCCCACCTAGCGTAGTCTCTCCGGTCCCCCCTAATAATCAGGATGGATCTGAGAACTATGTCAGCAGTGGGTTTTTTGGTTCGTATGTAGATATTGAGGGTGTTTATAGAAATGAAAGTGAATTAATCAGAAGATATAGAACTATGGCTCTCTATCCAGAAGTGGATAGTGCTATTGAGGATATTGTAAATGAAGCAATTGTATCTGATTTAAATGATAGTCCAGTTACACTTGAGTTATCAAATTTAAATGCTAGTGATGGCATTAAAAAGAAAATTAGAGAAGAATTTAAATATGTTTTAGAACTTCTAGATTTTGATAAAAAAGCTCACGAAATATTCAGAAATTGGTACATCGATGGTAGATTATATTATAATAAAGTAATTGATCAAAAGAAACCAGAGGAAGGTCTTCAGGAATTAAGATATATTGATTCCTCTAAGATGCGTTTTGTTCGTCAATTGAAGAGAAAGGGAAAAAATAGTCTCCATTCTGTAATAACATCTGATAAAGATAGTCCTCAGGCCTATGAATTTCCCGAAATTGAAGAGTATTTTCTTTATACTGAAGGACAAACTGTTGGTGGCGTAGTAACTAATAATTATGGTGCTGGCGCAGGAAAAGGAGTCAAAATGACTCGTGATTCTGTTACTTACTGCACTTCTGGATTAGTAGATAGAAATAAAGGATCAACTCTTTCTTGGATTCATAAAGCAATCAAACCTATCAATCAATTGATGATGATTGAGGATAGTTTGGTTATCTATCGTCTGTCAAGAGCACCAGAAAGAAGAATTTTCTATATTGATGTAGGTAATCTTCCTAAGATTAAGGCAGAACAATATCTCAGAGATGTGATGATGAGATATAGGAATAAGTTAGTATATGATGCTAACACCGGTGAAATCAGGGACGACAAGAAATTTATGTCCATGATGGAAGATTTCTGGTTACCACGTAGAGAAGGTGGTAGAGGAACTGAGATTACTACTCTTCCTGGTGGTCAAAATCTGGGAGAAATTACTGATATTCAATATTTCCAGAAGAAACTCTATAGGGCATTGAACGTTCCTGAAACTAGATTGCAAGGAGAAAGTGGTTTTAGTCTTGGTAGATCTTCTGAAATTCTAAGAGATGAAATTAAATTCAGTAAATTTGTTGGACGTTTGAGGAAGAGATTCTCTCATATGTTCAATGATATTTTGAGAACTCAATTAATATTGAAGAATATTATCACCCCAGAAGACTGGGATGTGATGGAAGATCATATTCAATATGATTATCTTTATGATAATCACTTTGCTGAACTAAAAGAAGCAGAGTTGTTGAATGAGAGAATTACTCTTGCTCAGACTGCAGAACCTTATGTGGGGAGATATTTTTCTCAGGATTATATAAGAAGGAATATTCTGCGTCAAACTGACGAGGAGATAGAAGAACAGGATAAGATTATCAAAAAAGAGATAAAAGATGGAGTGATTCCTGATCCTGCTCAAATGCAGATCGATCCAGTTACTGGACAACCTATGCCAGCATTGGGAGATCCAGTAATGGATCCAACTACACAAGCAGTGGATGCTAATGTGGATTTATCTGCCAATATTGCTCCACCCAAAGGTGGTGAGATATAAATATTAAAGATTCCAATACAATATATGGTATTTAAACTATGGATGAACTGATGGATTTGCTTGTTAAGGATGATTCTCCTTCTCAGATTAGCGATAAAATTAAAGATATGCTCTATGTAAAAAGTGCAGAGAAGGTGGAAAATATTAAGCCTACCGTAGCATCATCACTTTTTGGAAATGAGATTGATGCAGAACTCCAAGGAGAAGTAGATGCAGCTGCATCTGTTATTGCTGGAGAAGATCCTAGGGCTATGGAATATAATTCCGACTCAGAGTCAGAATCTGAAGAATAACTAAATAAAGAGAGGACTACTTTATTCGGAATATTATAAAATGGCTTTAAATCCAGTAGGGGCAGGTACTTCAATAGCTTTAGTGGCTGCTGGTACGGTAATACAAAATCAGTCAGGTGCTCAAACCCATCAATCTGCATATTTAAGATGTGTGGCTGTTGATTGCCCAGTCAATGTAGCAGTTTCTATGGCTACTACTGCCGCTGCTACTCCTGGAATTACAAGCTTCTTTATAAGAAAAGATACTTCAGAAACTTTGTTTATAGGGAAACCTAGAAGCAATAGAGTTGTTGGTCTTACTACTGAAACTAATGGTACTACAACTATTGATTTTGCTGAAGGAACTGGAACACCATTTAATGGTGGAGATGCAGTTAGTTTAACTGTTACAGGTCAAGATTATTACAATTTTAGTCATAAAATTGTTAATAGTGTAAATTCCACTTCAGGTTTAAATGGTTATTATAGTACTAGAATAAATGTTGATTATGATTATGGGGATGATAATCCTGGTGGAATTCAAACAACATTTAATAATGCTGGCCAAGTAAATTGGGCAGAAATGAGAAGTTCCTTTGTGGTTGGTGCTCAATCTGCCACTGGATTAGGAGCTCAGGGTCAAGGTGCTCTTTATATTCAACAAGTTCAAACATCCGGGAATGCTTAAATGAAACTCATTAGAGAAGAAATTGAATCTGTAGAGTTTCTTGTCGAACAAAAAAATGGCAAGAAATCTATGTATATAGAAGGTGTCTTCTTACAAGGTGACCTTCAGAATAGAAATGGTAGGATGTATCCTATAGCTGTCCTGAGAAAGGAAGTTGCTCGTTATAATGAGGCTCATATCAAATCAGGTAGAGCACTTGGAGAACTTGGTCACCCCGATGGACCAACTGTCAATCTTGATAGGGTTTCCCATAAAATTGTTTCCCTAAAAGAGAGTGGTTCTAATTTCATTGGTAAGGCTAAAATTCTTGGTACTCCAATGGGTAAAATTGCATCTTCTCTTATAGAAGAAGGTGTAAAACTAGGTGTTTCATCTAGAGGTATTGGTTCCTTAAAACCAACAAGAGAAGGTGTAAATGTGGTCGGTGATGACTTTATGCTTTCAACTGCAGCAGATATTGTTGCAGATCCATCCGCTCCTGATGCTTTTGTTGAAGGAATTATGGAAGGAAAAGAGTGGGTATGGGATGGTGGTGTTCTCCGTGAGAGATCTGCTGCTAAAGCATACAGAGAAATTAACACTCTAGTAACGCAAAAACAGTTGGATGAGAAAAAGTTGGATGTATTCAACAATTTCCTCAATAGCCTGTAGAACTTTACATATTATAAATAAATATAGATTTAATTACAGATAAATCGGAGCTGTCCAAAATGTCTCGTGGTACGAAATTACAAGAAATGGAGCAATCTAAAACTGCTGTGAACGCCAATGCCGCCAAAAGCGATCCCCTCCCTAAGGAAGGTAGTAATGCTGCTGGTGTCCAAACCCCTGGCAACTCACCTCCATTTGAAGATCTAGGTGGTCCAACCCCAGAAAACTATAGCCCTACTGATGATTCAGCAAAACTGAATACACCAGGTAGAACTATTAAGCAGGTTAGTGACGTAGTCACTAATAGAAAACCACCTGCTGGGAATGGGCAATCTGCTGGTACTAGCGCTACTGCTGTAAAAGTACCTGAGGAAGTGGAATCAGAAGATTCTGTAATTGAAGAATCTCCAGAAATTACTGATGAAGTAGTAACTGAAGAGGAAGTAACTGAAGAAGATTATGACATCGAAGAAGATGTTAATGCCCTCTTTGGTGGAGAAGAACTCAGTGAAGAGTTCAAGGCAAAAGCCAAGACAATCTTTGAAGCTGCCATTGGTTCTAGGACCAGGGAAGTAAGAGAAGCACTGGAAGTCCAGTATGCTGAGAGGATTGCTGAAGCAACTGAAGATCTTGAAGTATCACTTCAAGAAAGAATTGATTCTTATCTTGAGTATGTTGCTGAAGAATGGCTAACAGAAAATGAGCTTGCTGTAGAAGCAGGTCTCAAGACAGAAATGACAGAATCATTCCTTGGTGGAATGAAGGATCTTTTTGAAGAACATTATGTACAAATCCCTGAAGACAAATATGATGTTATTGAGAGTATGGTAGACAAATTAGATGATATGGAAACCAAGCTCAATGAGCAAATCGAGAAGAATATCGGATTAAACAAGCGTCTCGCAGAGTCGGTTGCTGATAGTATCCTTGAATCAGTTTCTGATGGATTAGCTTCCACTCAGAAAGAGAAGCTCGCCTCACTTGCCGAAAGTGTTGAGTTTGAAAGTGAAGAAGAATATCGTGAAAAGTTGGAAACTCTGAAGGAATCATATTTCTCCAGATCTCCTGCTGCTAAGAATGACTCACAAACCCTTTCTGAGGGTGTAGATAGTACTGCTGCTCCTGTATCTGCAGGAATGGAAGCCTATCTCAAGACCTTGGGAGCATTCAAGCAAAACTGAATTTAATATTAATTCAAACGTAAACTTAATTTAGGTAAAATAGCAATGTTCCAATCAGAACAGTTGCAGGAAAAGTGGGCACCTCTTCTAGACTATGAAGGTCTAGATCCAATCAAAGATGCACATCGCAGAAGTGTTACTGCCGTCCTGCTAGAAAATCAAGAAAAATTCCTTAAGGAAGAATCAGCATTTAATAATGGTATCAACCTGCTAGATGAGCAGGTTGTACCAACTAACGTTGCTAACGCTGCTGGCGCTAGTGGTGGTTATGGTTCAAGTGCAGCCGCTGCTGGTCCAGTTGCTGGTTTCGACCCAGTTCTAATCTCGCTGATTAGACGTGCAATGCCAAACTTGGTCGCATATGACCTTGCTGGTGTTCAACCAATGTCCGGTCCTACTGGACTTATCTTTGCAATGAGATCTCGTTATACCAGTCAGTCTGGCAATGAGACATTCTATGATGAAGTTAACTCTGCCTTCTCTGGTCAGGATAATAATGTAGACCTGACTGCTGGATATGCAGATGGCCCAGTTGGTTTTGGTACTACCAACCAGACTGGTACTAACCCTTCAGTTCTTAACCCTGTTGGTACTGCATCCACTAACACTGGCGTCTATAACGTTGGTGAAGGTATGGCCACAGGTGATGCTGAGGCACTCCGTGGAACAGGCAACAATGCCTTCCAACAGATGGCATTCTCTATTGAGAAAGTCACTGTTACTGCTAAGTCTAGAGCACTAAAAGCTGAGTATTCACTTGAGCTTGCCCAGGACTTGAAAGCCATCCATGGTTTGAATGCTGAAGCAGAACTTGCTAATATCCTCTCTACTGAGATCCTCGCTGAAATCAACAGAGAAGTTATTAGAACAATCTATAAGGTTGCTGAGCAAGGCGCTGTTTCTAACACTGCAACAGCTGGTATCTTTGACCTAGACATTGACTCCAATGGTAGATGGTCTGTTGAGAAGTTCAAAGGACTTCTATTCCAGATTGAAAGAGATGCTAATGCTATCGCACAGAGAACTCGTCGCGGAAAAGGCAACATGATCCTCTGCTCTGCAGACGTTGCATCCGCACTAACCATGGCAGGTATCCTAGACTATACTCCTGCACTCAATGCTAACCTGAATGTTGATGATGCTGGCAATACATTTGCTGGTACAATCAATGGTAAGTTCAGAGTATACATTGACCCATATGCTGCTAACCTAGGTTCTACAACTAATACTGCTACCAACTCTGGTAACCAGTATTATGTTTGTGGTTACAAAGGTTCTTCACCATATGATGCTGGTATTTTCTACTGCCCATATGTTCCTCTACAAATGGTCCGTGCTGTGGGAGAGAACTCCTTCCAGCCCAAAATTGGCTTTAAGACCAGATATGGTATTGTTGCCAACCCATTTGCTGAAGGTACAGAACAGGGTCTTGGAAGACTCAGACTTAATGCCAACCGCTACTACAGAAGAGTTGCTGTGAAAAATCTGATGTGATATAGATGGACATCAATGGACTGTCCATTCCATTTCAAAGGACTCCTTCAAGGGGTCCTTTTTTTATGCTTTAATATAAATATATAAGGAGACCTGCGTAGAAAAATGATTTGTGGTAAAAGGATGAGTCTAGAAGACCGTCGTGCATTCAAACTTAAGATGTATAATTTTTGGCAAGATACTCTTGAGGAGCGATTGGCAGGAGTTAAAGCTGCTAAGTCTAAACTCGAAGAACAGATGTCCAGAGATGAGAACTAATGGCTTCTACCAGAATAAGACAAGAAAAAGATCCCAATAAGAAAGCTCTGAGTAATCAGATAGTAAATAGGAACTTTCTAGCGCCAACTGGATTTAAATTTCTAGTTTCTAGAGCACCTAAGATTTCTTATTTTGGAAATCAAGTGAATGTTCCTGCTCTAACCTTAGGAATTGCTAATCAACCATCTTATTTGAAGGATATTCCTAGACCTGGGGACAAGATTGATTTTGAAGATTTGACTTTAAGATTTTTAGTTGATGAAGATTTAGAAAATTATATGGAAATTCAAAATTGGATAAGAGGAATAGGATTTCCGGAAAGTTTAGATCAAATATATGATTTTCAAAACGATGACTCTCATACAATTAAAGCAAAATATACAGAAGAAATAAATTTATTTTCTGATGGAACCTTGACTATTTTAGATAATGTAAATCTTCCAAGATTCAAGGTTGTTTTTGATGGATTATTTCCTTATAGTTTAAGTACTTTAAATTTTGATGCTACACAAACCGACTTAGAATACTTTACAGCAGAGGTATCTTTCAAGTATAATATATACAATATTATAAGCGCTTGACAATGATCGATCTGGATCAACTCCAGAAGATGTGGGAAGAAGATGCAAAAATAGATCCTGATAATTTACATACAGAATCATTGAAGATCCCATCTCTTCATGCAAAATACTTTCAATTATATAATACTATATTCCTCCTGAGAAAGAAAGCAGAACAGCAACGTAAGAATATTCGTCATGAGCGTTATGAATATTTTTCTGGCAAATCTGACCCCGAGGTATATGTAGAGAATCCCTTTCCAAAGAAGATACGGGATAAGGATACTATGCAAAAGTATTTGGATGCAGATGAGAAACTTTCCAATACTTCATTGAAGATTGATTATTATGATACAATGTTGGTATACTTAGAGAGTATATTAAAAGTAATTCAAAATAGAACTTATCAAGTAAAGAATGCTATCGAATTTATGAGGTTTAATTCTGGATTGGGGTAATAAATACTAGTACATGAATGTGTGTAGTGAGTGATTTAATCATCCAAAAAGTAAACGAGGTGTATCTTAAAATAGATACTCAACCTCATATTGAATATGAATTAAGAGATAGGTTTACTTTTGAAGTTCCTAAT